CACTGGTGCAGATGCGTGCCCTAGAGCCTCTGGCGTTCGAGCGGGCGTTTATTTAACTAACAACTTCTCCGATCAGAATTGATCGAGTTCATAAATTTTTGAAACTCATCTCTCCATTTGTCGTGCGTTTTGTTGAACGAGTCTAAATACTTGTCAGAAATTTTATCGTCCTTCTCATGCAGGGCGTTTTTTAGAGCAGTCACTAAATTCAGGCTCAATACGGAAAGTTCTGCTGGGGCATAGATACTGAATGAATAGCCCGTTTTCATGAGTTCATCGAGCCTCGTATTGTATGTCTCGTTTTGGAATTCACTATAGCCAGTCATTGCCATCAGATTTCCTAAGGCGCTGACAAATAGATCCGCTTTGGCGCGCAGATTTTGCTCTTGTGCATCTAGCCGGGACACACAGGATTGTCGGCTAGTAATTTCTGCTGACTGTGAGGACGTCATCCAGCCCGTCACGCTTGAGCTCATCGTGCCCACCAGAATCAGCATCCCAGTTATGGCTGGGATAAGAATGGGGCTCCACTGTTCAAGCCTCGTTTTTTCACTAGGTGCAGCGTCCGCCATGTTTTGCTCCGGTACATGATTTAAGTTCGCCGGCGTACATTCTCCACATATTCATAAATCACTTCTATCTCCGCAGGCAGGGCCTGCACCAACGTCTCTGGGAGACAACCAATGCTGAAATTTCAACTGGACAGCCTGGATGGTGTCGACGAAGCCGTGCGCGCTCTTTACACCGAGAAGGACGGTAAGTTCGTACTCGGCATTGAAGGTCTGCCGCAGCCTGAGGATGTCTCTGGCCTGAAATCCAAGGTTCAGGAACTGCTGGACGAGAAGAAGGCTGCCGACAAGGCGCGCAAGGACGCCGAAGATCAGGCCCGCCTGGAGCGCGAAGAGAATGCCCGGAAGTCCGGCAACGTCGAAGAGCTCGAACGCTCCTGGTCCGAGAAGTACAACCGCCGCGAAGCTGAGCTGAACGGCACGCTGGAGCAGGAGCGGACAACACTGAGCAACCAGATCCGGGATCTGACTGTCGGCCGTACCGCTACTGATATCGCGTCTGCCCTGGCAATCCCAGGTAGCGCAAAAGCCCTGTTGCCGCATATCGAACGCCGTCTGAGCGTCGAGCAGCGCGACGGGAAGCCTGTTGTGGTCGTTCTCGACCAGCAGGGCAAGCTCTCGGCGGCAACGTTGGATGAGCTGAAAGCAGAATTCGCAAACGACACGGCGTTCGCGCCATTGATCGCAGGTAGTAAGGCATCTGGCGGCGGGGCCGGCGGTGCTGGAGGTGGCGGCGGGGCCGCAAAAGGCAATATCGGCGGCACCAAGGCAGAGCGCACGGCAGCACTTGCTGCACGGTTCTCTGATCTCCCTCTTAAGTAAGGAAATAATTCATGTCCCTGTCTCAAATGCAGGTCTTCAACGACTTCATCATGCCCGCGACTCTCGAGACGCTGGATCAAATGCTTCAGGCATTCAATGCCGCCAGTAACGGCGCGATCGTGTTGTCTCCTGAAGGCTTCACCGGCGACTTCTTGCAAGAGTCGTTCTTCCAGGCGCTGGGTGCTGCTCAGCGTCGTGTTGATCGTTATGCCGCTAACGGCGCCGCGCCGATCACCGATCTGACCGAACTGAAGAACACTTCGGTCAAGGTAGCGGGTGGCTTCGGTCCAATCCGTTATGAACCATCCCAAATGACCTGGCTTGAGCGTCCAACTGTTCAGGGCATAGAAGTGGCTAGCCGGGCGTTCGCAGAGGTTCTGCTGAAGGATCAGCTGAACACAGCCATCGCCGCTCTGGTCGCTGCGATCACTGCGCAGGCCGCAGCGGTGAACGACGTATCGGCAACCGCCGGTATCACTCAGGCAGGCCTGAACAACGCACATGCTAAGTTCGGCGATGCCAGCCAGTCGTTGGTTGCTCAGATCATGCAGGGCACTACCTGGCACAAACTGGTCGGGCAAGCGATCGGCAACTCCACCAATCTGTTCGTGGCCGGCAACGTCCGCGTGGTCGACATCCTCGGCAAAGTATCGATCGTCACCGACGCTCCGGCGCTAATGCAGACCGGCACGCCGAACAAGGAAATCATCCTGGGGTTGGTGGGCGGTGCTGCGCTGGTCCACGACAACCGCGACATCATCTCGAACGTTCAAACCGTCAATGGCAAAGAGCGCATCGAGACCACAATCCAGACCGACTACACCTTCGGCTTAGGTCTGAAGGGTTACACCTGGGATACCACCAACGGTGGCAAATCCCCGTCTAACGCAGCGCTGGCCACCGGCACCAACTGGGACAAAACCGCAGCCAGCATCAAGGACACCGCTGGTGTTGCCCTGATCGGTGATGCTTCCAAGTAATCCCTAAAGGTTGAATCGGGCCTCGCGCCCGGTTTGGCGAGGAAATGATCATGAGCAACAAAATTTGGTATCTGCCCGGTCCGTTTCATCAGTACCAGGAAGACGTGAAGGCGTTGGCTAAGGAAGCAGGCCTGCGCATCATCGACGCGAACGTGACCGAGAGTCGCGACGATGAAGCCGACAACACGCCCGAAGTAACGCTGAAGGAAGTCGAGCAACACCTGATGTTGGTTGTTGGTGCTGGTAGTAACCAGGCTGAACTGGAAGAGCTGATCGGTAAGCTGCGCGCTGAAAACGATACGGTCCGTGCTGTAATTGATGGACTTGATGCCGGCGAGATCGAAAAACCGGAAACCGGCGAGCTCGCAATCCGCCTGTTTCAGGCGCTCGACGGCATTCGCCTACAGATGGAAGCTCTGGCCGGTACGCGCGAGGATCTCGCAGCGGAAAACGAGAAGTTGCGTAACGAACTCACTGAGCTGAAAGCAGGTGAGGGCGTGGAAGTCGAAGCCCTGAAGGCTAAGCTCGACACTGCAGGCGTGACTTACCGGGCCAACGCCTCGAAAGAGTCCTTGGAAAAGCTCGTCGTTGATCTGCCCAAGGCGTGATACTGCAGGCTGTTGGTAACCCCGGCGGCCAATCCTTCAAAACTCTATCCAGCGAGTTGATCCATGACACTCATCATCGAGGACGGTACCGGCAAGCCTGACGCCGAAAGCTACGCGAGCGCCGCAGACTTGGTCATGTACGCCGGCAAGTTTGGCGTGACCATCCCTGCGGACGTTGCAGCGCAAGAAGCACTGCTTCGCCGGTCCGCCTTGGCGATGGATGGCATGACCTGGAAGGGGCGCAAAACGGATAGCGATCAGGCTCTGGCCTGGCCGCGCCGAGGGGTTGAGCTGGACTGCCAGATCAAGCCCGACAACTACCTACCGGCTCGCATCCAGTACGGCCAGATGGCCTTGGCCGCCGAGATCTACACCGACGACATCGATCCGGTCGAGAAGCGCAAAGGCGCGGTAACGCTGGAGCGTGTCGAAGGGGCGGTAACGCGCGAGTACGCGACGATCCCGAACACCAGCGGGCGACTGTTGCCTGCGGCGCCGGACCGGCCGAGCATTACGCAGTTTGCCGATTATCTACACCGTCGTGGGTTGTTTGCAGTGAGAGCGTGAACTAGCTTTACCCTTCCAACAGGGAGGGTTTCAGAATGCCAATTCATAACGTCAACTGCCTTGTTCCGCCAGTACAAGATCAAATTGAGGCTTGGGATAGGTATGTCGCAGCCGTACTTTCGGCTATGAGTTTCAAGGATCTTGAAAACGAGCAGAGGGCAGTGGATATAGCTGTTCGTGTTGCCAATGACCTGCTGTCAAAGCGTGAAAAAATAAAGGCCGATATAAAGGCGCATTGGCTCTCATCACCCAATTAACAGAAAACTGGAGCCACCATGGTCTTCTACGAAGAAATGGCCGTGATGGCTCTGGAGATGATCACAGAGTTCGGTCAGCCCGTGATCATCCGGGCAACCACTGCTGGCGAGTACGACCCTGATACCGGCACTGGCAGCCCCGGCATAGTCGCCGAGCAAACTGCTCAAGGCATCCTGCTTGACTTCACCGGCCAAGAATTCCAGAACAACAGCCTCATCAAGCAGGGCGACAAGAAGCTCAAGATCGCTGCGCAGGGGCTGGCGTGGGCGCCGGACCTGCTGAACAAGGTCATCGTCCAGGGTCGCACCTGGTCAATCGTCCCTCCGCTGAAAGAGATCAACCCAGCCGGTACACCGATTCTCTACGAATTGCAGGTGCGGTCATGAGCCGCGCCGGAGCAGGCCAGTCTGGCAGCTTCGCGCTGAGCCTTGCTGAGTTCGCCGCCCAAACCACAGAAGCCATCGACGCCAGCCTGCGCGAGATCATCATCGAGGTCGGCAGCAGCGTTATCCGCATGTCGCCAGTGGGGAATCCCGAGATCTGGGCACAGAACGCCGTGGCCAGCCAATACAACAAGGCCGTGGACGATCACAACGGCGATCTGCGCAGCGATCCCGCCAACCTGACGAAGGCGGGCCGACTCAAGCCAGGGCGAAAGCTGAACGATGGCATGGATATCGTCGCGCCCGAAGGCTACGTCGGTGGACGGTTCCGGGCGAACTGGCATCTCTCAATCGATGTCGTCGAAAACGTCACGTTTGATGGGGTTGATCCGAGCGGACAAGAAGCCATCGCCGCGCTGGTTTCTGCTGTCAGCGATTTCACTGCCGGCCAAACCGCCTACCTCATCAACAACCTGCCGTATGCGATTCCATTGGAATACGGGCACTCAAAGCAGGCCCCCGCCGGCATGGTCCGCATCACCGTAGCCCGCTTCCAGCAGATTGTGCTGGAGGCCATCAGGAACAACCAGGTATGAGCCACAAAATCATCCGATCCATGCTTGAGGGGCGACTGAAGGCATGGGCGGCCGCACGCAGTCCTGCGTTGCGCATCGCTTACCAGAATGTCGCTTTCACGCCTACGGTGAGCGAGACCTACCTTCGGGCTTTTCTGCTGCCGGCTGGCACGAACAGTAATGACCTCGCCGGAGTGCATCGGCTGTACACGGGCATGTTTCAGGTCACGATCGTGACCCCCGTTGGCGGCGGTACCGGTGCAGCAGAGGGGCTGGCCGACGAATTGGCCGCGCTGTACCCGCTCAACGATCAGTTGACCAAGACAGGCTTCAGTGTCCAAGTGATGACGCCTTTAGACCCAGGTCCTGAGCAGCAAGAAGAAACCGCCTTAACTTTGCCGGTCTCGTTCCAGTATCGAGCCGACACCACCACCTAATCCGCCCATTGGGCAAACCCAGAACCCGCCATTGAGCGGGTTTTGTCATTTCTGCATAGAGGAAACCCCCCATGGGCTACAAACTCCCGAATGGCGCGACGTTCGAGCATGCTGCTACCTACGCCGCTCCGCTCGCATTCTCGGCCATCTCCAATGCAGCTGAAGCCATCTGCACCACTGTCGGTGCCACGCTGGTGACCGGCGACATCGTTCAGCTCACTTCTGGTTGGACTCCGCTTAACGGCAAAGTGGTCCGCGTGAAAACTGCGACTGCGACCGCGATCACCCTGGAAGCGATCGACACCACCAGCACCCAGATCTTTCCTGCTGGCTCAGGCGCGGGCACGCTGACGAAGGTGCTGACCTGGGCTCAAATCCCTCAGATCACCGATGTGGCCTTCTCCGGCGGCGAGCAGAACTACGCCGACATAGTCTTCCTTGAAGACCAGCAAGGCCGACAGCTGCCGACCGACAAGTCCGCCGCCAGCATGGTGCTGACTGTCGCCGACGACCCGTCTCTGCCTTATGTGGCCGTCGTTACGGCCGCCGATTCCGCGAAGTCTATGCAAGCCGCTCGCCTGAACCTGCCAGGTACCGACAAGTTGTATTACGGCGCCTACACCTCGTTCTCTCTGCAGCCGACGGTCTCCCGCAACAACCTGCTTACTCGCACCGTCTCCCTGGCGCTGCAAGCAGCACCTACCCGCTACCTGTCGTAAGGAATCCTCATGGCAAAGTTTTCCATCGCGCCGAAACCGACGTTCACCGTTGATGTTTCCATTCCGCAGGTTGGCGGCACGCCGGCAATGGTGCCGTTCACGTTCAAGTACCGCGACCGTACGGCGCTGGCTGAGCTGTTCGACTCATGGAAGGAAAAGGCGGAGGCCATTGGCGAGCGCTTCAAGGGTACACAGCCCTCCCTTTCCGAAGTAACCGCGGCCGAAGTAGAGCAGGGCGTTGATCAAATCAAGGACCTGGTCGTGTCGTGGGGCTTCGACGACGAGCTCAACGACGAGTCGATCACTGCCTTGGTGAAAAGCTGTATCGGCGTATCGGATGAAGTGGTTAAGGCCTACAGCGAAGCTTTTGGGAAGGCTCGACTGGGAAACTAACCGCCGCCGCTCGTGCGCTATACGAGCCTTCAGTTTCGGCCGAACAGTTGGCGTTATTCGGACTATCTCCGGACGACTATGACGAGACTTTCGAAGTCTGGCCGGACAACTGGAAGGCGTTCCTCGTCATGGATTCGATGGGGACTCAGTGGCGTACGGGTGCATGCGGCGCAACTGGCCTCGATTACGGCGTCCTGCCGAATGTAATGCGACTCGTCGGCGTACCGGCGAAGGATCGCCCCAGCGTATTTCAGGACATCCGCGTCATGGAGTCGGAAGCCATCGCAGTCATGGCTGAAGCCCGCGACAACAGCCCGTGAAGACGGGCGCTTATTCAAGGTGAGTCGATGAACATTGCAGAACTCGGCATTAAGGTCGACTCGGCTGATGCTGCCCAGGCTGCGACCGATCTCGACAAGCTGACAAAGTCCGGTGAGCGGGCAGAGCAATCTGCCGTCGGCCTGATGAAAGAGATGGAGGCGCTGGAGAAGTCGCTGTCGAAAGGCGCGACCACCACGCAGGAGCTGGCCAAGCAACGTGACAGCCTGGCGAAGCTGACCCAGACCGGCGCTTATGGCGAGGCAGAATTTACCAAGATCACCGCGCAGCTCGATAAGCAGCAGTTGGCCTTGGCCAAGTCGACCCTGGATGAGCAGAAGGCGCTGAACAGCCTGCTCGGCGCGATCGATCCGGCCAAGGCGGCAATGTCCAAGCTGGACACTCAGGTTGAGCAACTGGGTAAGCACCTCGATGCCGGTCGCATCAGTCAAGACCAGTACAATTCGTCACTGAGCAAAATCGACAAGGATTACGCCAAACTCGAAAAAACCGCCACTGGGTTCGACAAACTTCGTCTCGGTACCCGTCAGGCCCAGGAAAACGTTGTCCAGTTAGGCAATGCACTGTCTTCAGGGGATTGGGGGAGCGGAGTTCGGGCTGTCGCTCAGCTTGGCGCCGGCGCCGGGGCTTCCGCTGCCAGCCTACTGGCCGTTCTCGCACCTATCGCGCTGGTAACGGCCGCAGTTGCCGCGCTCGGGGTTTCCTACTACAAGGGCAGCGAAGAGCAGGACGCTTACAACAAATCACTGGTACTGACCGGGAATTTCGCCGGCGTCAGTGCTGGGCAAATGGGCGAACTGGCACGACAAGTCAGTGCGACTGTTGGCACAACCGGTCAAGCGGCAGAAGTCCTCGCATTACTGGCTGGTAATGGCAAGATCGCCGGCGAAAGCTTTGGCGACATCACCAGGGCTGCAGTCTCCATGCAGGAGGCTACCGGCAAAGCCGTCAGCGAAACTGTTGCCGAGTTTTCCAAGCTAGCAGACGAGCCAGTGAAGGCGTCTGCCGCGCTGAATGAGCAATATCACTACCTAACTGCTTCGGTTTATTCGCAGATAGCTGCCTTGGAAGAGCAGGGCGACCACGCAGGTGCTGTGAAGCTGGCGACCGAGCAATACGCGGACGCCATCAACGAGCGCACACCGAGAATCCTCGAAAACCTGAGCTTCTGGGAGAAGGGTTACAACGCTGTCGCACGCGCGGCCGACAACCTGAAAAATATTGGTCGCAGCAACATTGGCTCCGATATCGAACAGGCTCAGCGTGACCTTGCCCGGGCTCAGTCTGGTGATGTGGGGGTGTTCCAAAACAAGCAGGAGATGATCGATTTCTACGGCAATCGTCTCAACATGCTGGAGGACCAGAAGGCCGCTGAAGCTGATATTGCAAAGTATGAGGGTGAGCAGGCAAAGGTCCAGAAAGACGCCGTTGTCGCGATGGCAAAGGTCGACGCACTTACCAAGTCGTCTTGGACAAATGAGCAAAAACGCGCAGATGCGCTGAAGGAATATCGCCGGCAACTCGACGATATCCGTAAGGCGGACCCCAAAGACAAGCGTCTTGATCAGTCAGTCGTCGACAAGAACCTGGCAAACATCAACGATAAGTTCAAGGATCCGAAGGGTGCTGCGGGCAGCGTTGACCTGACCAGCTTCAACAACGCGAAGAACGTACTGGCCGAAACGTTGGCCTACTACAAAAACGCGGAAAAAGAGCTTGAGGCATCACAGCGTGCCGGCGTTATCTCTCAGGCCAGTTATACCGAGCAGCGCGTCAGCTTGCTGCAGCAGGAAGCTACCGAAGTCGCTCAGAGCTATCAGTCAGAAATTGACGCGCTCGAAGCGGCCAAAACCAAGAAAGGGACGACTGCGGCGCAGGTCATCCAGATCGATCAGAAAATCGCCGACGCCCGCAGCGCCATGGTCAAAGCGCAGCAGGACAGTGACAGCGAACTGTCGATCATTGCCACCAACGAAGACGGTCGACTACGCAAGCAGACATTGGCGGTCAACACGTACACCAGCGCTCTCCAGCAACAGGTCGAGACACTTCGACAGCAGGGATTGCGTACGGCCTCTGGTCTTGGGCAGGGTGATCGTCAGAGATCGCTGACGGAGCAGCAAAACGGCATCGACGACAAGGCCAACGCCCAGCGCATCGACCTAGCCAACCAGTACGGCGACGGCTCGCGCGGCATGAGCCTCGATGAGTACAACGCCAAGCTCAAGGCTGTCGCACAGAGCCAGCAGGACCTGCGCAACACGGTGGTCGCCAACTACGACGACATGACGTCGGCGCAAGGTAGCTGGACTGCCGGCGCATCCTCGGCCTGGGAAAACTACCTGGAGTCGACGCGCGACGTGGCCGGGCAGACGAAAAGCCTGTTCACTAATGCGTTCAGATCCATGGAAGATGCTGCTGCTCAGTTCGCCCTTACCGGGAAGCTGTCGTTCGGTGACTTTGCCAAGTCGATTCTGGCTGACATGGCTCGCATAGCTACTCGGCAGGCCAGTTCCTCGGCGCTGAGCGGTCTGTTCGGCCTGGCTGCTTCTGCAGCTAGTTCGTACTTCGGTGGCAGCTCGTCAACTTCGCTTGGCGCATCTCAGGCCGGCTATTCCTCGACCTACTTCCCGCAAGCGAAGGGGGGCGCATGGTCCGGCGGCGTACAGATGTTCGCTAATGGCGGCGCGTTCTCCGACAGCGTGGTCAGCACGCCGACCGCGTTCGGAATGGCCAACGGCAAGACCGGCGTGATGGGTGAGGCTGGCCCAGAGGCGATTGTGCCGCTGGCGCGCGACTCGCAAGGTCGTCTCGGCGTGCGTGGCGGTGCGGGCGGAAGCTCCAGCACGGTCAATGTCAGTGTCACCGTGGATGCCACGGATGGAGGCGGCGCAACACCCGATCCGGTACGCCTGGCAGAAGCTATCAAGGTCGTCTGCCGTCAGGAAATCGCAACTGCGCGCCGTAACGGCGGGCAACTCACCTAAGGAGGAATCATGCTGACATTTACATGGCGGGCAACCTATGACGCCTCCCGGGTGATTACCCCAAGGGTCAAGGTCATCAAGTTCGGCGATGGGTACGAGCAGCGGCAGGGAACCGGGATCAACCGACAGCCGCGCAAGTATTCGCTGGTGTTCAAGCGGATCGACACCGAGATTGATGCCATTGATGCCTTCCTGATCAACAGAGGCGCTGTCGAGGCTTTCAACTACACGCACCCCGGTCACCCGATCGGGGTTTTTGTTTGTCGGGAGTGGACGCGTACCGATGTGGCGCGCGGCATCGACAGCCTGTCAGCAACCTTTGAGGAGGTGTTCGAGTGAGTGCACTTCAAGGCCAATTAGCGCTCGCGAACGGCATGTCGATATGGGAAGGCTTCGAACTGGTACTGACCGACCAGACGCTTCGCTTTCATGCGGGCGTGAACGAAACGCTTGGCTCGGTTTTTTGGCAGGGGAACGTCTACACGCCTTGGCCGCTCAACGGAACCGAGTTTGCTACGCCTAGCCAGGGATCGCCGGCCCGCCCGAAACTGCAGGTCGGCAACTTCGGCGGGACCATTTCTGCGCTGTGTCGGCAGTATGACGACCTGCTCGGTGCCAAGCTTAAGCGCCGCCGCACGCTGGTCAAATATCTGGATGCGGTGAACTTTTCCGCCGGCAACCCAACTGCAAACCCAGCTGAAGAGTACCCGGTCGAAACCTGGATCATTACGCGGAAGGCCAACGAAACGCCGGCCGCCATCGAGTTCGAGCTTGGTTCTCCGCTTGATCTGCAGGGCGTCAAGCTTCCGCGTCGGCAAGTGGTGGCCGGCACTTGCCTGTGGGCTTACCGATCGGGAGAGTGCGGCTATGGCGGCGGCCCGGTGGCCGACTATGCCGACAACCCAACCAGCGATCCCGCCAAGGACCAATGCAGTCGGACCATGAGGGGCTGCAAGAAACGCTTTGGCGAAAATGGCGAGCTTCCTTTCGGCGGCTTCCCGGGCATTGCCCGCGTTCCGAGGTTGTGACCATGAGTGAAGTATTCAATAAGTGCCGGGCTGACGCCGAGGCGCATGCTCGCGCAGAGTACCCGCGTGAGTCTGTCGGCCTGGTCATCAGCGTGCGCGGCAAGCCCTCCTATGTGCCGTGCCGAAACCAGTCGGAAGAGTCGGATCACTTCATCCTCCATCCAGAGGACTATGTCGCCGCCGAAGACCTGGGCGACATCGTCGCGGTCGTGCATTCGCACCCGGACGCCGGGCCCGAGCCGAGCCTACACGACATCGCCAGTCACGCGGTCAGCCGCATGGCTTGGTGGATTATCGGACTTCAGGATGGCGCCGCTTCTTGGCACGTGATGCCGGCCGCCGGCGAACTGCCACTGGAAGGCCGCGTGTTCGTCCACGGCGTCATCGACTGCTATACCCTGGTCCGCGACTACTACCGCCAGGTGCTCGGCATCACTTTGCCGGACTTCCACCGCAAGGACGACTGGTGGCACAACGGCGAGAATCTGTACGTCGACAACTTCACCAAGGCCGGCTTCGTCCCCGTCGATACGCCTGAGCGCGGCGATCTGATCATCATGGCGATCAGTAGCCCGACACCTTGCCACGGCGCGATCTGGCTGGACGGTGATGTGCTGTTGCACCACCTCTATGGGCGCCTGAGCTGTCGCGAGGTCTACGGCCGCGCCTACCGTGAATGCACGACGCACATTCTCAGGCACAGAGATGCGCAACCAGCTACATGATACGGCAGGGCCGCGGGAGACGAGCATGCAAACCAGCTAGCGCTACGTGCTGACCATCAAGGATTTATTCGCCATGTTAGGTGGTGTGATCTGCGGAGCCGAGTCCGAGGTCGTCATTCTAGATGGCGAAACAGAGATCGACCGTTTGAAGTTTTGCGGCAAGGTTGGGCCTGGCGGTCAAGGCTATCGTCGGAGCTACACCGGAAGGCCGGGACTGAAGGCCAAAATCGCCTTAGGCCCCGGCTCAATCACGCTGGCCTCAGTTCTGGCCTAGGGAAGACCAGACGAAGTCATCTGTCCCTGGTTTATGGGGTCCGTAGCGCGCAATGTAGCCATCACCAGCACTCCTCGCCTCGGATTCTGCCTCATCCTTGCTCGGGTAGATGCCATGGAAGCTCCATAAGGACTGGGAAATCCTTTTTGCGGGGCGCGCATTAGTTTGATTTCGAGTCCCAACCTGTTACTGCGTTGTTCTCGACAGTGATGCGCAGCCCGTACCTGTTAGCACCCTGATGGCGGTACTTCCAGATATCACGAGTCTTGGTTTTCAGAAGCTTGTGATCGGTGGCGGCTGGGTAGCCGAGGGAGTCGGTGAGCTGTTCTGGTGTCTGACCGATCCAGATTGTCTTTGCAAGGATTTTTTGGACGATATCTTCGTCCTGATATTTCTCTCGAAGATAGCGTAGGCGTGCTCGCTTCTTGAGGCTGCTATTGAGGATTAGAAGCAGCAGAATACCGACCAGAATCAGGGCGGGGATCTGCCATCCAATCGATCTGTTCATCTTGTCGAACAAATAGATTGGCACTCCGACGATGAGCGCGATCATGAACAGCCAGCCAGTCATCTCTTTCTCAGCCTTCGAAACCCGCTTCGCCATGTCCTTGTCCCTGTGAACGGTCGATTGATAGCCGAAAGCTACTACTTTAGGCTGGCTGGGCGTTACTGGGGATTCGTACAGGAGCAAAAGCCCTGTTAGAGTCGCCAAAACACAAGGAGGCTTAACATGCGGAAGATTCTGACGGCCGTGGCGCTGGTCGCGCTGGCTGGGTGCGTTACTTCGCCAGTACCAGCGGATAAAGCGAAGCCAGTGCCAGCTGATCGTGCTTTATCGCTCCAGAGCAAGCCAGCTGTGCCGTATGGAACGATACTCGTAACACGCGATACCGGCTTCTTGGGTGGAGGGTGCTTCCTAGCTGTCCATGTTGATGGGCAACTTGCAGCGAGAATTGATACTGGCGAGGTAGTAAGCTTTTTTGTTCCTGTCGGCGACCACCTTGTTGGCATGGGGGCCGACAAAAGTGGCGGCGGAATGTGTAGCTGGACAGACATGCTCAAAGAGCAATCAGTCAGTCTGACAAATAGCCAGACCAAGCGATTTCGTATCGGCGGCGACTCACAGGCAGGGCTGGATATCAGGCCCAGTTCTTTTTAACTCAGATAGCTTACAAACCGCCTCCGGGCGGTTTTTTATTGCCCGGAGAAAAGCATGTCAGCTTCCAATAATCAGCCAATTACCACCATCAAACTATCCGGCAGCCTGGCTCAGAAATTTGGCAGAAAGCATGAGAAATTGCTCGAGAATGGCACCGCCAATGAGGTGTTCGGTGCGCTAAGGAGCACCGTTGAAGGTTTTGCGGACGAGATCATGCGACTGTCGCGCCTGGGCATACGCTTCGCCATCTTCCGTAACCGCGAGAATGTTGGGGAGGGTGAGTTCGCCCTGAGCGGAACGAGAGAAATTCGCATCGTTCCCATCATTGCAGGCAGTAAGAATGGCGGTTTGTTCCAGACCGTAATGGGAGTTGCACTGATCGTGGTTGGCGCCGCGGTCAACTACTTCTCCGGCGGTTCCTTGGCGTGGATTGGTACGCCAATGATGCAGGTCGGTATCGCTATGGCTCTTGGTGGCGTCGCCCAGATGCTGACGCCAACACCGTCATCGAAGGCGGGGAGTCAGCAAGAGCAGGCCAGCACCGAGAACAAACCCAGCTATCTGTTTAATGGTGCGTTCAACTCGACGCAGCAGGGGCTCCCTGTGCCTGTTGTTTACGGCCAGATGCTAGTCGGCTCCAGCGTCATTACAGTCGGCACCTGGTCGGAGGCTCTACCGGTATGAGCGAAGTAATTGTCGGTAGAAAGGGTGGCGGAAAGGGTGGCGGAAGCAGTAGCGGAGGCAGCTCCGTGCGCGCCGCCGTTGAAGCGCCGGACAGCCTGCGTTCGCGTCAGCATGTGCGGGTGCTGCATGCTATCTGCGAGGGGGAGATAGAAGGCATCGTCGGCGGCGATCAGGGGATCTTCTTCGACGATGTACCACTGCAGAACTCCGACGGCAGTTACAACTTTTCCAGCGTCAGCATCGATAAGCGCACCGGCACCCAGTGGCAGGGCTATATGCCGATTACCGGACTTGAGGCCGAACAGTCCGTCGGCGTCGAGCTGAAGGCATGGATTGCCATTGAGCGCGCCATTACTGACACCGATGCGGATGCAGTCCGCGTGACTGTCAGTGTTCCGCAGCTGTACTCGCAGAACACGCAAAACGGCGACACGGGCGGATCTTCTGCGCTCTTCCGCCTGGAGGCCAAGCTTGGTAGCGGCGCGTGGTATCAGATGTGCGAAGACATTTTGATCAATGGCAAAACCATGAGCCGCACGCAGTTTTCGTACTATCTGCGTTTGCCGGTATCTGGCGGCCTGCCGCGCTATATCCGCGCAACCCGAATGGGGGGCGATTCGACAAGCTCTACGGTTCAGAACCGCACTTTTTTCGACTCGTTTACGCTTCTATGGGATGAAAAGCTGCGCTATCCGAACACCGCGCTGTGCGGCGTCAGCATTGATGCTCAGCAGTTCTCCAGCATTCCGCGAATGTCCTTCATGGTGCGCGGCCTAAAGGTTCTGGTTCCAAGCAACTACGACCCAGCAACGCGCACGTACAGCGCATCATGGAACGGCTCGTTTAAGCGTGCATGGTCTGATAATCCGGCCTGGGTCTGGTATGACATGCTGACCAATACCCGCTATGGGTTGGGGGGATTGCTCGAAACGGCGCTGGTCGATAAGTGGTCGCTGTACAACATCGCCCAGTATTGCGATGCGATGGTTCCAAACGGTTACGGCGGCTGGGAGCCGCGCTTTACCTGCAACCTCGCGCTGACGACTCAGCAGGACGCCTGGAAGCTGGTAAACGATATGGTTTCCGTGTTCCGTGCTATTTGCTTCTGGGCGGGCGGGACGCTGACCGCTGTGCAGGACGCGCCGCGCTCCAGTCGATACCTGTTCAACAATGCCAACGTGGTTGGTGGCGACTTCAGCTATCAGTCGGTCGCATCGGATCAGCGCTATAACGTCGCTGCTGTCACTTGGAACGACCCGAGTCAGCAATATAAGCAGTCGGTCGAGATTGTTGAGCGGCCTGAGCTGATTGCGAAGTGGGGGAGGATTCAGCAGAGCGACGTCGTCGCTATCGGCTGCACTTCGCGTGGACAGGCACGACGCCTTGGGCGCTGGCTGTTGTATGCCGAATCGGAGGCCGTGACCTTCGCCGTCGGTGCTGACGGTGCGCTGCCTCTGCCGGGCGACATCATCCAAGTCGCTGATGCCAATCGGGCTGGCGCACGCAATGGTGGGCGACTGCTGGCGGGGAGCACAGCCTCCACACTGCTACTGGATGCCCCCATCGGCGTGGCGGGCGATGGTGTGGTTGGCATGATCATGAGTGATGGCAGCTATGCCAGCGCGAATGTCACGGTGACGGTCGGCGCGACACAGATCAACGTATCGCCACCGCTGGCCTCTGCGCCCCTGGCCTCTGCGCCATGGGTGTTCTCAACAGCCGCGCTGGATGCGCAGAAATTCCGCGTCGTGAGCATCAGCGAAGGCGATGACGGCACCTATGCGATCAGCGCCGTGGCGTATGACTCGGACAAGTTCAACCAGGTCGAGTACGGCACCCCGGACGTCGACAACCCGACCAGTATCGTCAACCTGGCCAAGCCAGATGCAGTCGGTCAGCTGACATTCTTCGAATCGCTCTATGACACCGGAACCGGTATGGCTGCCGCACGACTATCGGTCAGCTGGACGCAACCGGCGCGGGCGATGCGCTATCAGATCGAGGTAATGAGGCCGGGTGGCAACTGGGAGTATGTCGGTGAAGTGTCGACGCCCAGCATCGACTTCGACTCTGCATCATCGGGCCTGTGGTCGGTTCGCGTGACGTCGAAATCGGCCCTTGGCCTTTCCGGTGCGGCTTCCATTCAGACCTATACGGCTCAGGCACTGCTGGCGCCTCCATCGGCTCTGGCTGGGCTGAGGCTCGACGTCATCAATAGCGTAGCAACCCTGGCGTGGGACCCCGTTCCGGAGTTGGACGTGAAGCTTGGCGGCAGCATCGAAATTCGTCATGCGCGCAACACCGCTGCAACCTGGGAGGCTGCTTTGCCCCTGATCGAGGTGGCGGGGCGCTCTACGTCGTCAGTGGTGGCGTTGCTGCCGGGCAAGTACCTGGCAAGAGCCGTCGATTCGTCGGGCGTTGGCGGTCCTATCACCGAGGTCTGGTCAGATGCTCAGGTGCCTCTGCCGGCCAACGTGATGCTGACCATTACCGAGTCGCCTGATTTCACAGGGGCAGCAGTCAATGCAGTAGCCACCAACGGGTTGCTTAAGCTCTCCGGCGCCGGACTTCTGGACGATGTGACGGACATTGATGCCCTTGTCTCAGAAGTCGATAAGTTCGGTGGCTCTCGGCTGTCCGCGTTCTATCGCTTTGCTGCACCGGCTGACCTTGGCCACGTCTATGACTGCCGGCTGACCGCTGATATGGAGGCTGCGCTCTACGACGACGGCACCTACATCGACCCGGTGCTGGATTTCGATTCGTTGACCAGCATTGATGGTGACCCGCCCAACGGCGCATCGCTGTCGCTGTGGGTGCGCACATCGGACATTTCACCTGCAGTGTGGTCGGCCTGGAAGCCTTTTGTGGTTGGCGACTATCGAGCTCGCCAGTTCGATTTTGAGCTGCGTGGGTCCGTACAGCAGTCCACCCACTGGATCGACGTCTCCAAGCTTGAGGTCGTGATCGACATGCCTGATCGCATCGATAGCGGTAATGACCTGGCCGTGCCTGCTGGAGGCCTGGTTGTCAGCTATTCACCACCGTTCGCCGCGCCTCCAGCTATCAGCCTGACGGCGCAAGGGTTGTCGCCTGGTGACTGGCTCGACGTTTCAGGCAAGAGCGCAGCCGGATTCACTGTGTTCATCCGCAATTCCAGCGGAGTAGCCCAGTCGGGCCGCTCGATTGACTACATCGCAAAAGGATACTGATATGTCGCAACACGATATGACCATTGATAACGGTCCTGGATTGACGTTTCGAGTTGATGTGAACGGCGCACTGCAGGCGCTCGTGTCTCAGAGCAGCGGGGCTGCAACACCAAACCCGACATTCCCGTGCCAGGTCTGGGCGGATACCGGCACGGGTCGCATGAAAAAGCGTAACAGCACGAATACAGCCTGGCTGGATATGGGGGCACTGGACTCCACACTGCGGGATGCCGTAAGTGTGAGCTGTTTTGCCGTCGATGCCGGAGCGGCCAATGCTTATGTGTGCAACTTTACGCCTGCCATCACTGCCCGTAGCGAAAGCGTTCCGATCCGTTTCAAAGCGGCCAACGCTAATAATGGTCCCTGCACAATCAATGATGGCCTTGGTGTCGTAGCGCTCGTCGGGGGGGCTCATTCCGCTCTCCAGGGTGGCGAAATTGTTGCTAACGGCGAGGCATGGGCTCAGTGGAATAGCTCCGTTGGTGGAGGCTCTTACATCTTGCTGTTCTGCACCGGGGCTGCCGAGCAAGTTGCGCAGGCCACCCAAAGCCAGCACGCGCTGCCGCTTGGTCAAGCGATGACTTTGCTTAGTCAGCCGGGACGCGTCGATTGGTTTGCAACAATGTCTCCACCAAGTGGATATTTGCCGGCGTATGGCACAGCAGTATCGCGTACCACCTACGCTACGCTGTTCGCTGCGATAACGGCACAAGTGACGGGTACGGTTACATCGGGCAGCAACAGCATTTCAAGCGTGGCCAGCCCGCAAGCTATGTGGGTCGGCATGCCGATTAGCGGCCCTGGTATTCCCGCTGGCGCGACTATCACTGCTGTCGGTGCCAGCACCATCTCGCTGTCTGCAAACGCCACGGCCACCTCTACAACAACCGTTGTCATCTGCCCATTTGGTGTTGGTGACGGATCAACCACGTTTAACGTACCTGATGTTCGTGCCAGAGCTCCTCGCGGCTGGGATGGCGGCGTTGGCCTCGACCCTGGTCGTGTGTTCGGTAGCCTGCAGGGAGATCAATTCCCTGTTCACACCCACACGTATGGCTCTGCGACATTCTTCACTACAGCCACCGGCGGTGGTAGCACCACAGTTGCTAACTGGGCTTCTGGCAGCACGGGCCCGGCGGGTAGTGGTTCAGAAACGCGGATGAAGAACATTGCGTTGCTGGCTTGCATTAAATATTGAGGATAAAGAAAAATGATTGTTTACAGCTTTGACCCAACAAGTATGGAGTTTGTCGGGGTAACAGACGCCTTTGAATCTCCACTGGAACCGGGTGTTTTTCTTCTCCCAGCAAACTCTACAGAAGTTGCCCCGCCTGACTTCGATAACGTCACTCAATTCTGCGCATTCAATGGTACTGACTGGACTCTTACCGACCGTCCGTTGCCCGAGCCAGACCCGGTCCCAACGCCAGAAGAAATCCATGCCGTAAAGGTGTCTGCCCTTTTGAATGAGCGCGTACAGCTTCTGTATTCGTCGGACTGGATGATAATCAGGCATCAAGACGAGTTGCTGGCTGGCGCAACACCAACACTAACAGCCACCAAACTCAAAGCCGTATTGGATTATCGTCAAGCCCTTCGCGATCTGCCAAAAGCTGATGGCTTCCCTGAGTGCAGTCTGCCAGTGCTGATGTGGCCGACCTCTCCGTAACTGAGACCACAACTCCGATGCCCGCCAAGTGCGGGTTTATTTTTGTCTGGAGAAAAGTGATGACTGCAATCGAGAAAGACCGCGACATCCTTGCCCGAACCCTCTGGGGTGAAGCGCGAGGCGAAAGCCTGGCCGGCCAGATCGCCGTGGCCTGGACCATTCGCAATCGTGTGAATGATGGCAAGACCAAATCATGGTGGGGGGAAGGCTATGCCGGCGTGTGCCTGAAGCCGTACCAGTTCAGTTGCTGGAACAAGAACGACCCGAACTTCGCCTATCTATCTGGTGCGAAGGCAATCCCGTTCCGCGAACTGGCCCAGGCGCGAATTGCTGCTGACCAGGTGATCGACGGCAAGGTGTCTGACCCAACCGGCGGTGCGACCCACTATTACGCGATCGCCATGAAAACGTCCCCAGTCTGGGCCGCGAAGGCCACGCAGACGCTGAAGCTCGGCGGGCACGTCTTCTTCAAGGAGGTGCCATGAGCGCCGCGGCGTGGAAGGCGGCCGGTGTCCTGCTGCTGGTGCTTATCGTCGCCGGCGCCACCTGGAAGGTCCAGGACTGGCGCTACGGCAAGCAGCTCGCTGAACAGGCAGGCCTGCATCAGGACGACCTTGCTGCCATCAGCAACGCGGCCGCCGCCCAAGTGCGCACCGAACAGGACAAACGCCTGGCGCTCGAGCAGCGGCTGTCGGCCAGCGACCAAACCCACCATAAGGAACTGACCGATGCTCAAACCAATCAGGCTCGCCTGCGCGATCGCCTTGCCACTTCTGATTTGCGGCTGTCAGTCCTCCTCGACGCCGCGGATTCAACCGGTGGCTGTTCAGTGTCAGCCGGTACCGCCGCCGGCGGCGTGGTTCATGGAGGAACTCGCGCCCGACTTGACCCGGCGCATGCTCAACGAATTATCGCCATCACCGACATCGGCGACCGGGGATTGATCGCGCTGCAGGCGTGCCAAGCGTACGTGCAGGAAATCCAAAAAGAATAAAATTCAGCTTAAAGTCCGCTGCTACCCGCGCCGCTCTTACCGTTCTCCTTGGGCGCATCAGGGCACTCATCTGCCCATCGCGTAACCGTCATGTCATTGAGTTGTTCGCCAATGGTGTCGACGCGCAGGCAAGTGCCGTTCTTTGAGTAAAACAAGATGCAACGCGAACTATCAAAAGAGCAGACGTCGACCTCAAAGAACTTGCGTGCAGCCAGCTCCCGCTCCGCGCCACTATATTCATAGCCATTGGCATGCATCCGCGTCGGCTTCCATCTTTGTTTGACGAGCTTGGCCCGGGCCGCGACCAACGGCTCTCCGACGGCAATGCCGGCCGGCCCGCGTTTGTCGCTTGCCTCATGTGAGCCGTCGGCAAACGCTGAGCTAATACCGATGTAAAAAAGTGCGACGAACGTGAGGATCGGAGCCTTCATTTGACAGTGCCTCCAGACGATTTGTAGTTGGCCAGAAACTCTGGATACTCTGTATACGGTTGTGGCGGGTAATGATTCTTTTTGCCAGGCCCCTCGGGAAGTGACGCCCATCTCGTTGCCGCCTTCGGCATTGCTCCCGGAATGTCGCCGGCAATGATCTTGTCGATCACACCAAGGGTGCGCAGTATGTCGACTGCGATAAGGTCTTGCGTATGAGGGGAAAAGTCGGTTAGCGCCATCTTTTCGGTATATTCACGCCAAGTGGCAACATTAATTTGGTACAAGCCCGATGCTGTAGTTTTTCCACCATAACCTGCCCCCGGATGTGTGGACTCATCTGTAAATGTCCATTTTCCAGTCTGGAAACCTGGTGCCCAGCCGTAACCATATTTCGCGTGATAGTCACCGGCTTCGGCTTTAGAAATGGCATACAAAAATGCCTTCACGTTCTTATTCTTCAAATACTCCTCGTTCTCGGCACGTCTTATCTGTTTCTTGGCGTCCAGCGATACAGTTTTTGGGGTGGCGTCTTTGACGGGCGTCACCGTTCTTGTGGCTACGGGAGACATTTTTCTGCCATTTTTGCTAACCACTTCAGCCATGATGGAAGTCACCATTATAGATTTTGACGCTCTCTGTCTGCCCCTCCGGGAAAACAGAAATAATGAAGTTTGTTCTTTGGACTAGGGACGATTGTATGCAGTCGGTTGTATGAAGGGTATCTACTGCCATGCCTTAGTCCTCCAGAAACAGTTTGATTGTTTCGGGCAGGTGCGAGCTCACGACATGCGTATACCCCATCGGATCACTTACGCCGTGTTCCATGCTGCCGTCAGCGCGCTGGATGGCGTAATCAAGATTGGGTAGAGGCTCGCCCGAGTCTTGGTCAACCAGTCTGAACTTGTCGCTGAAGTGTACTGGCATCGGCAGCAGGCCGCTGAAGGGGGCTGGTACGAAGGTATCGCCAATAATGACCGTGCCGGATCCAGCCATAACCACGTTGCCGTGACCACCGGTACTGCCTTGAGTGGCAGCATTTAGCCCATTGATGAGAACCGTAGCGCTAACGGCGCCGGTGATCGGGCTACCACATGCGGATTTATCGGTCATTCGGGCGGCGGCAAGGCCATCGAAGTTCACATTGGGAGAGCCGCTGGCAATCGGATTCGTACCATGTCCTGGAAGCGGACAATTGGTGGGGTCTGTCACTCGGGCAGCAGGTTTGCCACTCATGGGAAGTTCCTTTTCAAGGTTTCAAATGGAGTAATAGGGGTCGATGGGCGAGTCGGAAAAGTGCCAGCGCTCATCCATAGGGTTGAACAGTGCTCGATGGTTTTCGCGCATGGGACGGCAGGCCAGCAACGTCTGCCAGGCGATTTCGACGCAGTTGTCCATGGCCTGCGTGGAATAGCCATCAAGCTGGTTGAGCCAGGCGTTGTAATTGGGCATGCCAACGCTGCGGTAGGCGCTGAGTAATAACTCGGCGACTTCTTCGCCCCAGTGGATGAAGCGCCCCGGGCTCCAGGGACCTGTCTGGGCATAGGTAAACCAGCCCAAGCTTGGTAAGTCACCATCTGCAAGTCGTAACGTGTCGCGCTGCGAGGAAAAACCACAGGTGATGTGGACGGTCAGCCAACCCTGGTGTTGCTGGATAAATCCAGTGGGGTCGAATTGTGCCAGCGGTACGACACGATAGCCTGAGTCAGGCATTGACCTGGCAACCAACTCAGCGTCCAGCCTTGAAACGAAGGCCCGAATCGCCTTGCCTTTGCCGGACGCCGCGCAAAGAATTTCAACCGGCGTGCTCGCAGGTATGTTGCTGAAACCGACGATGCGAACTAGTCCATAAAGGCGTAATGAGGTTTTCAGGCCGTTGGGATGAAGCGAGGTATCGAGTGTGCAGGCGCAGGGGATGGGCACATCCATAGGTGCAGGGCGCATCAAATATTACCGTCCATGTAAATGTGCGTCGCGAAGAATGCCCCAGGCGGAAGTTGCGTACAACAATATTTACAATGTTTAGGTTGACAGTTGACTGCGTGGGCCGTACCCGCCTTGGTGTTCGCGCCTCGTGCGGAGCGTCTGGTGTGGTTGCCCCATTCGTGACGCAGGTTCATCCGCGGGTGGTGCGGGGGAGGTGTGAATTGTGTTCAGTCGGCAGGACGCCGGGGGAGGGGGCGCGCAAAACCACCGCTGGAGGCCACGGTTTCTCGTTTGCATAAGCACAAAACTACGGATATTTTGCTCGACTGAATAAGGCATGTATCCCTTTAAAAACAATAGGTTAGGTGTTTTATGCCCCCGGCATGGGGTACTAGGAATCGAGTGTTTTCTTCTTGACCGATTACCGTCACTCTGGCGCCATCAACACGGCCAGCGTCAGCTTGATGAACTCTTCGTTCTTGTCGATGGTGTCCAAGGCGCCGCGAACATTGTCGGCTACGTCGGCTGAGCCGCGCACCTCCACCCAGTTCGATAGCTCCATGATGGCGGCTTCGAGGGCGAGTTGGTTTTCGTTGATCTTGTACAGCAGGGAGGGGAGCAGGTCTGAATGTGGCATCGCAAATCGCAAATCCTCTGTTTTGAGGACAGCGTAGCATCGCGTTACATGAAGGATGTTTAACGATCGGCAGGACGCCGCAGGATGGGAAAAACCGGAAAGTTTTGTAACGGTTACCGAATAGTTTTGTAACGCCTCTAAAAAGCTGCGCCGATTCTCAAACCCCAGAAACGACAAAGCCCTGACTAATCAGGGCTTTGTCGGTACAAATATGGCGGAGGCGATGGGATTCGAACTCATGGACCTGTTACAGTCGACGGTTTTCAAGACCGTTGCCTTAAAC